CGTGTAACCAAATCCGAAGCCGCAGAGTTACTTCTGCGGTTTCATTATTTGAAGGACATATCCAAAACCTTTAAATCTGGTTATAATTATGGTCTATACAAAAATAATGAATTTTGTCCGCTGAATATAGGCGGCATTCAGGGAATTTGTATCTTTACAGGTCTCCCTGTTCCCGAAATTGCTAAAGGTGCCTTTGGATTAGAACGTCATGAACAGCAAGGACTTTTTGAATTATCAAGGTTATGCATCCACCCCGACACTCAACAGAGCGAGTATAATATCACTTCTTGGTTCGTCTCAAAAGCGATTAGATGCCTTAGAAAAGAAACCAATGTTAGGGGGATTATCTCATACGCTGATAGTGACCACCATTCTGGCACAATTTATCGTGCTTGTAACTTTCGGTATTGCGGTCTATCAGAACCAAAAAAAGATTTCTACTTTGCAGACGGAACTAAACACTCTAGAGGAAGTGTCAAAGGTTATGAAGGTGAGTGGAAAGAAAGATCTCGTAAACATCGATATGTAATGATGTTTGATAAAAGTTTGAAACTTTTATGGTAAAGTATTCTTTGTGTTTTCGGTCTCGATAAGAGTATTATTTACGTATTGTGAAGATTTGTCGTAAACCATAATATTTCTAAAGTCATTCAAGAACTGTTGTAAATAATCTAATCTCAGAATGTTTATCGTTCTTTTTTCGTTATTCTTAACAACTTCGTATTCGTAATTTGATATTCCAACTACTGGATTTAAAGTTGCTAATGGATCTGCTGGATTTTGAATTGTAAAGTTACTATCAACTACTTTTTTTGCAGGTAAAATAATTCTTCCTCTAGAATCTTTTACTTCAGTTGTCTCATAATGACGAACTGTATTTAGATCATTACCATATTTGTCTTCTGAATATCTGTAGACTTGGTAATCAGACAATGGCCATTGATCTCTAACATTTGTGATACCAGCAGTGATTAAAACAACCCAATCTAGATTTGATTTTCCATAAAGTTCTTCTGCTACTGTTTCTGGTCTATCACCATCTTCAATTATATACTTATTAAAAAGAGTAACTACGCTTTTTAAATCGTCACGAAGTCTTACTCTACGAAATAGATTTTTTACACGAACATATTCATCCGAACCATTTTTATGTGATAGAAAAGATTGATAGTTTAAATCTGGTAGTTCTCTAAAGTAACCCATCAGTAACCTACTCCTGAACCTGAATCTGGATCATTATAATCTTCAGAATAAATTGGATTAAGTTCTTGAAACGAAAGAGTCATTTTCATATGTACTGGTGTTGTATCACTATATGTTGCATAAGTTCCAGAACCAGTATAGTTAACATTCATATTAATTAACGCCATTGGTTTGAAAGAATGTAAGAATTTATGCTTTTGCGTACCAGTTTTATAAGACAATTGGAAGATATTTGGAGAACTAAGAAATAAACCATCCCCAGTTGAGGATGCATTCATATTTACTTTAAATTCTCTAATTATTTTTTTAACTATCTTTGCTTCATCAGCACTTCTTGGAGTAAAATCAAAATCAAAATTGAATGATCTCAATTTCACTCCATTAAATAAAAGTTCTGTATTTGGATTAAGTATTTGACCATTAGATCTTGCAAGAAGTCCTGCAAATGATGTATTAGCACCCAATATATTTACTGCTTTAGAAGCGAAAAAACTATTTGCCATTTTTTGTGCGCTACCATCTTTCATGACTCCTTTAAGTGCTTCGAAAGTTGTGGAACCAGCAGAAAACAATCCTTCAACAAGATTTCGACTTTGCATTGTATTTGTCACTTGACCAACACCAAAAGCAGCAATACTATTGAGACTATCTTCGCCCCATCCAACCGCATTTGTATCTTGAATATTTTGTGGAACTGGTAAAAATATTGTGCTTAATATACTTGCATTCTTTAATTTTTGTGTTGATGTTGATTGTCTTACTATACCAGAACTTTCAATTCCAACTGCTACATATTTTTTTATTTGTATCTGCAAATAGTCAGTATTCTTCTCCATCTGCTTAAGAGGATATCTTAACCCACTATTATCAGATTTCTCTTTATTTTTCTTACTATTAGGACGCTGTGGAGTAGTAGTTTCATGACCCTGAAAATCTATTACTTCTAGTTTTACTGGATCAGGCATCGCCTTTTTTAACTATTTAGCCGTATATTTTGAAAAGGTATCATTTGTAGATCTTTTAGTTCAGATCTTGTGACTTCATAGATACCACCAGCAATTTCATTCCACGTATATTGTCTAACACTACCATCCCAATGAAAGTTTATTCCACGAAATCCCCATTGAAATACATCAGTTACGGCAACTAATGGATTCTGATCATAAGTAATGTTTGGAGTTTTTGCATTGTAGATAAAGATGTAAAATTTACCAGATTCTGGAACTTTTGTTCCTTCTTCTAGTGCATCAATTAATTCGAGCATAATATTATCTGGATTATCATATTTACCAACTTTATTGGAGACATGACGAATCCGATTTACATTATAATTAGTATCAGTTTTTCCCCTTCTTTGCTTTAGAGTTTTTCTTGGCATTTTAGATACCTAGCTCGTCCTCTGTTAAAACTTTAAACTCCCATTGACGATCTGCACAAAATTCTTTTGCTGCTTCCCATTTTGCTTGGTTCTTAACATATTCACGTACTTCATAAATGTAACCTCTGGTCTTTTTCTTCTGAACTTTTGGTTCAATACATTGCTTTTTTGGTTTGATTTCGATAATATATTTTTTTATTTGACTAGTTGACTCACGAACTTTAATGTAAAAATCTGGGAAGTATCGATGAATCTTATTATCTATTGGTGAACGATATGGAAGAGCAATTTCTTCACTACCCCACTCAAGAATATTTTCATTCAAATCACAGTATCTCATAAATTTTCTTTCCCAAAGAGATCTGTAAATAATGTTATTAGAATTACCTTTGTATTTTCTTGGGAAAGATGGTTGATATTTTCCTTTATATGACATCTAAATAACTAATAATATAAGACTCGTATAAGGTATTTAGAGTGCCGAGATCTAAGAAGATATCAGAGTTCAAACCTCTGTTCACCAATTTAGCGCAAACATCACACTATCAAGTTTCCTTTGGTGGTCTTTCTAATGATTTAGTTTCATATTTGACTAGTAGAGGAATTACTAGAAGATTTATTGCAGAAGATTCTGGATTACTTTGTTCTTCTGCATTTATTCCTGGAAGTGGACTAGCAACTGCTGATGTTGAAGGCAACTTCATGGGCGTAATGGAAAAGTTTGCTCACACTAGAATTTTTACTCAAATTGATTTGGAATTTTATGTTGATAGTGATTACAGGATGCTAAAGTTCCTAGAGCATTGGATGGAGTTTGTTAGTAGTGGATCTGGAGTAAATCAAAATCAAGATGGATATTACTACAGAATGAGATATCCATATGCAGATCAAAATGGATCAAATGGTGGTTATAAGTGTGATAAAACTAAGATAGTAAAATTTGAACGAGATTATAATAGAGAGATTGAATATACTTTCAGAGGAATGTTTCCAATTAACTTATCTTCAACACCTGTGAATTATGATTCTTCTAGAATCATGAAAGTTGGTGCATCATTTAACTTTGAGCGTTATATTGCTGGAAAAGAAACAAGTATTGCAGAGAAGCAAGGTGTAGACAACAATAGGGAGAGTAATACAACTAGAGAACTGAATATTTCTGGGATTGAGCAAGTTAGTAACGTATTAAGTGATGAACAATCGGTAAGACAAATCCTAGTTAATAGAGTTGAATAACTCTAATAAATAACCATAACTGAATTTTTTCATGAGTTAGTATGCCTTTACCAAAGATTAATACTCCAATTTATGAATTGGAAATTCCTTCAATTAAGAAAAAGATTCGATATAGACCATTTCTAGTTAAGGAAGAAAAGATTCTTATCATTGCGATGGAATCTGAAGATCAAAAACAAATTACCAATGCTATTAAGACTGTAATTGGTAATTGTATTTTGAGCAGAGGTATCAAGGTTGAAACTTTAGCAACTTTTGATATTGAATATCTATTCTTGAACATTAGAGGTAAATCTATTGGTGAATCTGTAGATATTTTAGTAACATGTCCAGATGATGGAGAAACTCAAGTTCCAGTAATCGTCAATCTTGATGAGATTGAAGTTAAAAAAGATCCAGAACATAAACTTGATATTGACCTGGATGAAAATTTGAAGATGAGAATGAAATACCCATTACTCTCTGAGTTTATTAAAAATAATTTTACAATGGAAGATTCCATTGGTATTGATGAATCCTTTAAATTAGTTTCATCTTGCATTGAACAAGTTTATAATGAGGAAGAATCGTGGTCTGCATCCGATTGTTCTAAAAAAGAGTTGGATGATTTTATTGAACAACTAAGTTCTAAACAGTTTAAAGAAATTGAAAAATTCTTTGATACTATGCCCAAACTTTCACATACAATAAAAGTTAAAAATCCCGAAACTAAAGTAGAAAGTGAAGTTGTTCTTGAGGGACTATCAAGTTTTTTCGCGTAGGTATGTCGCATACTGATCTTGCGTCATACTTCCAGATCAATTTTGCCTTGATGCAGCACCATAAATATAGTTTGACAGAACTTGAAAATATGATTCCTTGGGAAAAGGAAATATATCTTACACTTTTACAGCAATATATTGAAGAAGAAAATCTAAAACAACAGCAAGGTAGTGGCATCTAAACTCTCCAGGAATATTCTACAATCCGCATCTTTAAGTGGGGTAAATCCTTCTACTGGACAGTATTTGTCACCAACTCAAAGGAAAGCGATTTTTAGAAGAAGTAGGGTAAGTTCCGCAAATGTTTTTGCTAGATCTAGTTCGGATTTAGTTCCTGCAAATTCTTCTGCAATTGTAAAATATCAAGATAATTCGACTTCGATAAAGTTAAATAATGTTATTGCGTATTTCAAGAGACAAGAGCGTGAAGATAAGAAATTAAGAAAAAGAGAATTAAGAGTTCAAAGAGAAGAGAAAGTAGACCGACAAAGACAGGGAGAATTATTAAGAAGAAAGGAAAAAGAAATAGGATTAGAAGATGGTTTTGGCAAAAAACTTGCTAATGTATTAATTGCTCCAGTAAAATCAACTGCTGCGAAAACTCAAGGAATATTGCAGCAGTTGATTGACTTTTTTACTATTACATTTGCTGGTTGGTTGACGGATAAAGGTCTATTAGCAATAAAATTAAATGCTGAGGGAAGTACTCAGGAATTAGAAAAATTAGCAGGTGAAGTAGGTATTTCTTTAGGTGTTGTTGGTGCAACTCTCGGCATATTAAATGGTGGTTTATTGGGAATTGCTGCAACAATCGGTGGTGTTGCACTCTCAGTTACCACTTGGTTATTAACGAGACCATTTTCTTGGGCAAGAAGAATTGCATCTGCTTCTACAAATAATCGCCCACCAACTACTCCAACCCCATCAAGTGCTAGACAAGGCACTGGTGTTCAACAAGGCACTGGTGGTCTTCGTGGTCCACAAATAGGGGACACAAAAACTGTTACAGTCAACGGAAAATCATTTAAATCTACTGTCGTTTCTCTTGAACCAAGAACGGGGATGAGAAATGGTATTCGGGTTCAATTACGTTCAAGACCAATAACAGCTGCAGAAATTTTAAATAATCCTCGTGCAAGTGCTAAACAATTAGAAGATTTAATTAGATTTGATTTAAGTCAAACTCCAGGATACAAACCTGGATCTGGAATGACTCAGGCTAATTTCAGAAGAATGATGTCTATGAAATATGGTAAAGAAATTCTTAAAGACGTAATTATTGATAGAGGAACTGGAACATTTAGATTTAAACCAAATACAAGATTTTCGCCAACTGCAGAAACCTTTTTGAATAGATCATATAATCCAGCATCTTCTGGATTTGGATTGCAGCAAGCACCAAGTATTATTCCACAATCTGGATCCGTAGCATCACGTACTGGATTGTCTGGATCTAGTCAAACGACTCCTTCTTCTTCAATTCCACAAGCATCAAAAGTTCCAGCTGGACCAGGTATGGTGGCTAGACTTAACCAAATAATAAGATCACCCATGACTTGGAATAACTTATTACTGGGATTAAAAATTCTTGGTCTTGCGCTTTTAGGAGCAGAATTAAAACAAGATTGGGATATTGGTGATTATTATGCTATTGGTGTGAAAATAATTGCAGCGTCTGCAGCATACGGAGTTTCGAAACTTGGACTTTTACTTGCAAAGGCAGTATTTGTATTGAGTGGTGGATTTGCAAGTGCTGGTGGAGTTTTAATTGGTGTTGGAGCAATTGCTGCAGGAGTTAGTACAGACAAAGCAACTAGAGAATTTTTTCTCACTCCAGAAAAAAGAAAACAATTTGGTGTTCCAACAAGAGAAGAATTATTAAAAAAAGCACAAGAGGCGGAAGCACAAGCAAAAGTTGAGGCGAATAAACAAGATATTGATTTAAATGCCCTTACAGAACAAGAAAAGTCTGCAATGTTAAGGTCAGCAGGATTTCCTGCCCTAGCTGATACCATTTCTCCACCACAAATTCAACCGATTAGATCAAATCAAACAAATCCTGCTGCAGATGTAGCAGTTGAACCACTACATGCACATGTTGATTCAATTCCACTTCGTCGTCCTGCACCAGAACAACTTTCAGAACCAGCACCAAATATTATCTATAGACGAGCAGGTGGACAAAAAAATCAATCAACACCACTTAAGACTGGATCCGCTACTAATGTCCCATCGATTCCTTCATCAAATCCAGATAATTTCTATACAATGTATTCTCAAATGAACTATAATGTGGTAGAGTAAAATGATAAAACCAGCAATACGTAGACCAGGAACTAGTTCTAATAATCCCACCTTAAGAAGGACTGTTATTAGTCGTGAAAAAGTTTTTGATGATAAGTTTGAAGTATATAAGCAAAGAGAGCAAGAAAGGAGAAAAGGAAAAGAAAAATTACTAGAATCTGTTCCTTCAGCATCTGCAATAACCAGACCTTTTGCTGGTGTTGCCGCTAAAGGGAAGGGACTTTTAGATACTATTTTAAATTTTTTGGGAACAATTTTAGTTGGATGGTTAGTTAACAATCTTCCAACAATAATTAAATTTGTTCAAGATCTTATTGAAAGAGTAAGAAAACTTTTTAATATATTAAAGAAATTTCTTTCAAATTTAAACAAAACAATTATCAATTTTAAGAATCTAATTGATGCCCGTATTCAAAATATAAAAGAATTTGATATCTTTGATTCTAAGAAGAGAGTAGAAAAAGCAACTAAAGAATTAGAAGAATCATTTGAGATAATGAAAAGAGATCTCAATGAGGGAATGAGATTAATGCAGACACCACTTGGACAAGGTGTCGGATTTGGTGGAACATCTGGACCTGGACTGCAAGGATTGTCTTCATATGTTATGCAAGCAGAAAGTGGAACAAATTATAATGTAATTGCTGGGGGTGCGGTTGATCCAAATCTAACTTCTATGAACTTGGGAGAAATTATGAGCAAATATGAAGGACAAGCAGTTGGATCTCCACAATTTAAACCAGCAACTGCGATGGGTCTTGCAAGACAGATGGGAGAGGATCCTGAGTCATTTGTCTATTCACCAGAAAATCAAAGAAAGTTATTGCAATTCCATCTAAGGAAACTTGGATATGATAAGTTTAAATCTGGTCAAATGACCGCAGAACAATTTGGAACAAATATTGCACAACAATATAGAGCACTTCCTGATCCAAGAACTGGGCGTACTTATGCTGATCAATATGCAGGAGACAATGCCGCACAGGTTCCTTTACAATCATTTATGTCTCAACTTGAAAAATCGAAACAGGCATCGACACAAACTGGTGGTTCAGTCACTGGATATGTAACTGGAGACCTTACTATGGGATCTCACTATGCAACAGATCATGATGGGGGTAATTATCATGAACATTTTGGATTTTCTTCTACAGCAGAAAAAGATAGAGCAAAAGCAGTTTTACAAAATGCTGGATATGTAATTACTAGTGAACATAGACCAATGGATACAGAGAGTGCTCATGGAGATAATCGAGCATTAGATGTTGGATTTTATCCAAGTGGTCTAACAAAGGGATACTCTGATGATCGATCTGGAACTGCTGCATTTAGTAGAGATGTTCGAAATGTATTATTATCTGCTGGTTTTTCTGGTGTTGGAATTGGTCAATCACCAATAACTCCTGCTCAAACTAGTCAACCAGAAACTCAAGTTCGACCCCTTCAATCAGAAAGTAGAAGGGGGCAAACTGTTATTATTATTGAAGAAGAACAACCAACACCAGCAGTTCCTGTTGGTGGATCTGATGGTGGAGTTATTATTATTCCAGATAATTCGTTAAATAGACTTAAGAAACAACAATTTTTAAATAATTTACAATAATATCTAAATGTCTGCAGCATCCGAATCTTCTCTTTATGAGATATTAATTTTAGAATCAAACGATCAAAAAAGGACGGTTGATATTAGACTGGGTGCGGTTTCTATCGATTACTATGAAGATATATTTTCACCAACAATTACTGCTAAAATTAAAGTAATAAACACTGGAGATTCTATTTCTCCACCAAATTCTGATGGTGATCCAGATGGTCCAAGACAATCAATATATCATGGTCTTCCCTTAAGAGGTGGAGAAAGATTATCAATTAAAATTAGAGATCAAGGGACGGATAAAAATGGAGAAGATAAGGGGGGATTAAATTTTTCACAATCATTAAAAAGATATCTTTATGTATCCAGTATCACTGATGTAATTTCAGAAACTCAAAGGGAAAGTTTTACTTTAAATTTAGTTTCGAGAGAAGCAATAACAAATGAAACGGTAAGAGTATCTAAGAAATATCCAACTAATTTAACTATTGATCAGTCAGTCAACCTCATTTTAAAGAATGTTTTGAAAACTGATCAAATAGGAAAACTTGATAAGTCAATCAACAAATATGGTTTTATTGGTAATATGAAAAAACCATTCAATGTATTGACCTGGTTAGCATCTAAGGCAGTTCCAGATATTGGTAAAAATTCTACGGCAGGATTTCTTTTTTATCAGACTCAAGATGGATTTCAATTTAGATCTGTAGATGGTCTCATTGATCAAGAATCAAAGGCATCATACAAATATATTGAAAAAAATGAATCAAATATAACAAGAAATAACGATTTTAATATTCTAAATTATTCTACTGAGAGGAATCAAAATCTCATTGAAAAACTACGTCTTGGTACATATTCATCATCTAGGTCTTATTTTAATCCATTGACTTTTAATTTTTATGGTGGAAAGTTTAGTTTACCAAACTATCAAGACAGAATTAAAAATCTTGGTAGTAAGTCTTTAGATTTGCCTAAACTATCAAGTGCTTCAAATCAAACTCTTGGAGAAGCACCTACAAGAACACTTTGTTCTATTCTCGATGTTGGTACAATGGAAAATGGAGTTTCTAAGGATGTTAATGCTGATCCTGCCGATTATCAAGCACAGTCAATCATGAGATATAATGTTCTATTCACACAAACTGTGAGTATGATTGTTCCATGTAACACAGAGTTGAGGGCAGGTGATATTATTAATTGTGAGTTTCCAAAGATTTCTTTTGAAGACATGAATGAAATTGATCGTGAACAAAGTGGTCTATATATGATAAAGGAATTGTGTCATCATTTTGAACCGACTCGATCATACACATCTATGAAGTTGGTAAGAGATACTTTTGGTAAACATAAACCTTCTAGTTAACAATGGAACAATCTTTATTTAAAACTAATTTTATTGGCAGAGATGGTTTCCGTTGGTGGATAGGGCAAATTGCTCCTATAGAATATTGGGAATCTTCTTCTAATGGTGGCGGATGGGGAACAAGATATAAAGTTCGTATTATGGGTTATCACCCAGATAATGAAACAGAATTAAAGAATGAAGATCTTCCATGGGCAGGTGTTTTGATGCCCACAACTGCCGGAAGTGGTGGATCAAATTTTGGACAAAGTGGTGCATTAAGACCTGGAGATATTGTTGTTGGTTTCTTTTTAGACGGAGATGATGCTCAAATTCCCATGATTATGGGGACTTTTGGAAGAACTGGAGATATTTCAAATAATCAATATTCATCACCATTTGTTCCTTTTACTGGATACACCGAAAGAATTAAAAAACCATCTGAAACACTATTAAATTCAAACGAATCTACTGGCACTAATACAAAAGATGGTAAGTCTCCAAGATCTGTTGATAGTAAAACGACAAATAAATTAAATTTGGAATTAGATGGGGATGATCCTAAAGAAACATCTTCTTCTAGTGTTATTGGTCAAACAGTTGTTTTTGCAGATACATGCGAAGATACTTTACTTAAAAGTATTTCAGCAGAAGTCAATAATCTTTTAAATAAAATTCAATCTGCTCTTGGTTCATTTTTGAATATTGAAAATGAATTAAACAAGTCTGTAATGGCCATCAAAGGAATGGCTAATGGGTTTGTTGGTCAAATGTTCAATGTTTTATATAACAAACTTGAGGGACTTTTGGTGGAGGGTCTAGATTTATTATATAAAACTGTTTTTGCTAATATTTTATCTACAACGGGAAATCCAATCACTGCACATTTGGCTGGAGTCGCAGCACAAACTACTATGGTTCCTCCAGTAAAATTACTTGAAGAAGCAACAGCATGTATAGCATCAAAAATTATTGAAGGTTTAGAAGCAACAATTAAAGAACTTTTAAGAGAAACTGTAAAAAATGTAACAAACTTTATTACTTGTGCTGGTAATCAATTTGTCGGTTCATTTTTAAATAAAATTATTGATGATGTTACTGATGGTCTTTCTTCCGTAGTAGATGGTGTTTCTAAGATTTTGGATCCAGCATTTTCTGTTGCAGAATTTTTAAGAAGTAGTGTAGATACACTTAAGGCAATAGGTGGTTTATTTGACTGCAATCAGGGGCAGGATAAGTGTCCAGAAGTAAAAGAAGTTATTGTTGGAAAGGGTCCAAAGAAATCTGAGAATGAAAATGATATTTTTGATAAGATTTTGGAATCTATGAATGTTTCAAAGTCTGTTGGCAATCTTGCTAGTGATTTTGAACGTCAATATGGTAAATGGGACATCTTTGGTGATGGAACAAAAGTTTCTGATGCTTCCCCCTCTGCTACTGGTAATTGTTATACTGGAGAATGTCTTGATGATGGTAGCGGTGCCGAGGTTAGAATATTTGGTGGTGGAGGTGTAGGTGCTGTAGGAAAAGCATTGATGGGATCTTTTGTAAGTAATGTTGATGGATTATCCAATGCAATTGATTCAGTATCTGTAACTGCAAGTATTATTGATGTAGAAATAGAAAATCCAGGTAGAGGATATAAATTTCCACCATTTATTGAACTTGTAGATAAGTGTGGTAGAGGATATGGTGCTATTGCTAGAACAACTATAGATTCTGATGAAAGATCTAAAACTTTCGGACAAATAAAGTCAATTTACATGGTTTCTCAAGGAGAAAATTATCCTGTAAGTATTGATGGAATTGTAAATCAAGGTGTATCTGAAGTTGTTGTTACAGATTCTGGTAGAAATTATTCTCCAACTGATGTTGCTGTGGACAATTTTGGCAATACTTATGATTTGGATATTGACTTTGGAAGAATAGTTTCTGCTAGACCAATAAATAGTCAAGTAATAACTGATATACCTACCATTACTATAGTTTCAGAAACTGGTGAAGGTGCATTATTGAGACCGATTATTAAATCTTTCTCCACGACAGAACCTTCCACTTTTGGTTCTGGTGAACGTGATGGTATTACTACAAGTGTTCTTAAAGTTATTGATTGCATAAGTTAAATGGCAACTAGACCAAACCAGAATTGGGAGGCGAGACAATTAGATAGTCGTGGTCCCCAGTTTAGGGTCGACGTTAATAATCCCCAAATGGGATTCAATGGAATAGACTTGTATCAAATTTATTCCTTCAATAATAATCAAGATGTAAATCTTGCAGGATTTACTGAAGGTGGAATGTATAGAATTTATAGTGATCGCAATATTGAAATTGTCTCTGGATCAAAAAGTGATGAAGAAGGTAGTATAGATGTTAATATTGTTGGTTTGAATGGTGATGTTTGTATTACCGCTGCGAGAAATGGAAGAGTTCGCATCAAAGCAAAAAATATAATGATTGAGGCTGATGAGGATCTTGATTTAAAAGCTGGAAGAAATGTAACTATTTCTGCTGGATCTGGAAGAGTTTTAACCGAATCTAACAAGATAGATGTAAAAGCACTAACTGGAAATGCAATTTCAGAAACATTTGGAATGAAAGTATTTGCAGAGTCTTTTGTTGGTGCAGATTTAATTACTAGCACCTTCTCAAATATTGCACCAATTATTGGTGGATCTATAGGTGGACCAGTTGGATCTGCAGTTGGTTCAGTTGTTGGTGGTTTATTCTAAGGAGAAAAATGGCTGAAAGAAACAAAAAGTTAACTGGTACAGGTCAAGAGGCATTTTTTAATGATCAGGTAAAATTTTATAACCGAAATGTTACTATTGATGGTGAAAATCCACTTGACCCCAAATTAGATGTAAACAAAGATGGAATAAATATTTCAACTAAAGTTAAAGGTATAAACTTTACAGGAAATGCTGTTTCTTCAGTAAATATTGATCGAGAACAAACTAACGTTGTTGTTGAAATGTCTACAAACATTGATGGTGGAGAACCAGATTCTGAATTCGGATCAATTTCAAGATTAGACGGCGGAGCGATCTAATAAATGGCAACTAGAATTCAAATTAGAAGAGGTACTGCGGCAGAATGGGCATCAGCAAATCCCATTCTTGCTCAAGGTGAATTAGGTGCCGAACTAGATACCGATAGTATTAAAGTAGGTGACGGTACTACTGATTGGAATTCTTTAGGATATGTAACTGGTGGTGCTGGTCCACAAGGTGCTACTGGAACGCAAGGCCGCCAAGGTATCCAAGGATATGGATGGCAGGGAACTCAGGGTGCATTTGGAAGACAAGGAATTGTTGGTCCCCAAGGAGAAGGTGGAACTCAGGGTCTTCAGGGTTTATTTGGTACTCAAGGTTTTCAAGGTAAAGATGGAACTACCCAAGGTAGTACCGGTGCTCAGGGTATTCAAGGAATTGGAAGTCAGGGATTCCAAGGTGCCGATGGTACCGGTTCTCAGGGTGCTCAAGGAACACAAGGAACTCAGGGACCACAAGGACTTCAGGGAACACAAGGAACTCAAGGACTTCAGGGTACTCAAGGCAGTCAGGGTACTGCAATTAGATTCTTAGGTACTGTATCTACTAAAACTTTACTTCCAGGATATCCGAATTCATATTTGGGAGCAGTTGGTGATTCATTCACAACTCTTGATATTTCTGAATTCTGGTATTGGAATGGATCTACATGGGTAAGTGGTGGAGTAATTAGTGGTGCTCAGGGTGTTAGAGGTAGACAAGGTATTCAAGGACCTACCGGTATTCAAGGATTACAAGGTCTTCAAGGCACTCAAGGTGAAGATGGTGCATACGCATCTATTGGTGTTCAAGGACTTCAGGGTACTCAAGGCACTCAAGGAACCCAAGGTACTCAAGGTCTTCATGGAGAATTTGCTGGGCAAGGTGTTCAGGGTGGACAGGGTATTCAAGGTGTTGCTGCTCAAGGATCTGTTGGTGATCTTGGTTCACAAGGTCTTCAAGGACCACAAGGTGTTCAAGGACCACAAGGTGTTCAAGGTCTTCATGGAGAATTTGCTGGACAAGGTGTACAGGGAACTTTTGGTATTCAGGGTCCAGCTGATGGTCCTCAAGGTACTGATGGTGCTCAGGGAACTGGTACTTTTTTCTCAAAAAATACTGATATATTTACTGCTACCGAAGGTCAAACTTCTTTCAGTGTAACGTATCTTATTGGTTATATTGATGTATATTTAAATGGTGTCCTACTAACAGAAACAGAGTACACTGCTACTAATGGAACCTCTGTAGTTTTAAATAATTCAGTTTCTGCAGGATCAAAATTAATTGTACTGTCTTATTCAGAGTCTGGTGTTCAAGGTATTCAAGGTCAAGATGGTCTTGGATTCCAAGGTCAAGATGGTGCTTTTGTTGGGCAAGGTGTTCAGGGACCACAAGGACTTCAGGGTAAGGCAACAACTTTTACTAGAGATGTTACTTCAATTACTACAACTAGTGGACAAACTACCTTTAATGTTAATTATTTAATTGGATATTTAGATGTCTTTGTTACAGGTGTTCTTTTAGATCGCTCTGATTATATTGCAAATGACTCATCAACAGTAGTACTTAATAATCCAGTTTCCGAAGGAACTCTACTTAATTTTGTTACATATCAAGAATCTGGTATTCAAGGTTCTCAGGGAACTCAAGGTGTTCAAGGACTTCAGGGACCACAAGGTGTTCAGGGTGTTCAAGGACCACAAGGACTCCAAGGATTACAAGGTCTT